AGTTTCCACCACTGGTGTTACCAATCACTGACAGGCCGTTCAAGTTGCCCACAGATACCAGGCTAGAATTCAGTACATTGGCGCTGAGTGTGTTGCCTGTCAACGCATTGGCCGACACCCGAGCAGCAGTGACTTCAGTTAATTGACTGCCATTACCAATGAAATAATTGGCAGTGACGTTGCCTGATGATGACAACGACGTCAGCGTACCTACGCTGGTGATATTGGGCTGTGCACTTGAAGCCACTGTTCCTGCCACAGTGGCATAAGCAGCATTGGCCACTGTGCCTGAAACATTAGCGCCTGGTATGTTGGTTAGCCCAGCACCTGAGCCAATAAATCTTCCAGTGGTTGTGATATTGCCAACGACATCCAAATACAACAAATCATCTACAACTTTTAAACTTGAGTATAGAACGTTGGCACTCAGTGTGTCACCAATAAGTGCATTTGCATTGACATTAGTTGCGGCAATGCCAGTGAGTAATGCACCATTACCAATAAAATAGTTGCCAGAGATATTACCAGTTGCAGACAATGATGTCAGAACACCAACTGAAGTAATATTTGGTTGTGCGTTGGCATAAACAGTTCTAGCAACCAATGCGTTGGCAACTTGTCCAGAAACATTGGCACCTGGAATAGTTGTTAGCCCAGCACCCGATCCAATAAATCTACCATCAGTTGTTACATTGCCAACTACAGATAGATACAACAAATCATCTACAACTTTTAGGCTAGAATACAACACATTGGAGCTCAATGTGGTTCCTGTGAGTGCAGCCGCTGAAATATTTACGGCTGTGATTCCTGTCAGCAACGCACCGTTACCAACGAAGTAGTTGGCAGAAACATTAGCTGTTGTAGTAATATTTCCAGCTGCGCTGACAATACCTAAACTGCGTAAATTGTTGCCGGTGACGGTGTTGCCAGCGACGTTGCCTGCTGCACTCACAACACCACCAGTGGTGATATTGCCGCCAACAATGTTTGCAGTGGTTACAACTGGACCAGTGAGACTGACTAAATTCCCAGTATAAGTGGGCAAAAATGCAGCCACATTTGAGTTGCTGTAGCTGGAGTTGGCAACTATGCCAGTGAGCAAGGCACCGTTGCCAACAAAATAATCACCATAAATGTATTGAAACGTCTTGTCTGGGGCTCCAAGATCATACACCCCAGCTGTGCCGGGCACAATGGTACTGTTGGCCTGTATATTGCCAATGCCGTTGCCGGCCAAAGTAAGTCCCAGATTTGTAACTGTGGTGGTAACTACGTTGCCAGTGATTTTTACCTGGCTACCCACTGGGCCAGCATTGTAAATCTCTGTAAAATTGTCGTTTACCGCAGTAAACGCTTGACGCAAGGGCTCGCCAGTTCCATCGTTGGCAGTTGCCCCTACATCTATTATTTGTTGCGTCATGGCTTAACTCTATCCTCTGGGGTATTTAGCTAAACCGCTGTGTGCAGATTTTTGGTTAAATTTTTCCAGTAGCCACGCGATGTTGAAATTCTGCCAGGGTGATGTGTGCCAAGTTGGGTACACCCAAGAGTTCTCGGATTTCTGCTGTGGTATCTCCTACCACTCTAAAGAAGCTGACCTTGCGATGATCTTTTGCGATGGTTTTCAATTGCCGCACCCAGTTTCCAGTAAAAGTAGGCACACCAGAACTTTTTTTGTAAAATTCAGTATCTGCATACACGTTGTTGAATCTACCATTTTGCGTGGGACCCATGTCAAATCCCACAAGATAAATCACCATGGCGCCATCCAGTGCAGCTTGACCCACAGCTACTGGACCTGAACTAAAACCAAAATACTGTTGCGGAATTCGGTTGGCGCCCAAATTGTTCATGGGTTTCCTAGTGTAGTGAACATGCGTTTGACTGTAACCTTCATGTTGTATGCGTTCACTAATGGGTTGATCCGTACTAATCAAAACGTCAGGCTCAAATTCTCTATAGATGGCATTGCACCCATAAACTCGGCCAAAAGTTTTAAGTTGATTCAAATCCACAGGGCGTCTACTCACACCATTGCCCAATACAAATGCCACAGTCATAAAAAAATCCTCCCAGTATGTAGCTGGGAGGATCACAAAAGGTTACAAAATTAACTGGTGACCTTGTCAACTTGTGCAAGTTGTAGGGTGCCGTTTGGTGCTTCGGCACTGTTGATGACTTCGGCGCCAGACCATGTCACGGTGCCTTCGTCTGTGAAGAAGTTCACAGGGTAGAAGTTTTCACCGCTTTGAATATTAACACCAGCATTGCTGTCTGAGTAGTTGCCGTAGGTCATACCGTTCCAATCACGCACCCACTTGTTGGTAATGTAGCTGGCATACACAGCAGAACTGTCGCCTACGCTGTAAGCAATGCTCATAAACCCTGCTGCAGGTGTTGCAGTGTTAGACAACACGCACACACCAACTGGATATGCTTCGCCTGTGCCTGAACCCGCAGCAGTGGCTGTAAAGATATCGCCCACGGTTACACCAGTGCCAGCACCGACCGCAGCCCAGTCAGTTGTTCCAACTGTGCTAACTTGATAGGCTTGGCCAACAATGAAACTTTCATCAGCTACGGCAGAGGCTGTGTGAGCTACCAAAAACTTGTGGCTACCTTTCTGACGAATAATGCGACCAGCGCCCGCTGTGGTATCTGTACCATCAGCTAAAGAAATGTTAACCACGGCTGCAATTTCTGGAAATGTTGCACTAGCTGTACTAGTAGCAGGGGATCCACCAACTACACCAATAAATTCTGCGGAACTCAGGGTGTCTGCACTGTTGACCACAGGATTGGTAAGACTACCAAAGTTAGGATAACCAGCGTCGGTCAACACGTTTTGGTTGTATGTTGTGACCACTGGGTTACTGCCGGCAACTGTTGTACCAGAACCAGTGTTTGTTTTTTGAATTTTTAGAGCTCTTCCCATTTGATTTCTCCTTATAGAAGCCCAATGCGGGTTCTAGCCGCTACGCAGGGGTTAACTGCATAAAACGCCGTATTGCGTTGACTTGTATTTATGGAAAATATAAAATAGTCAGTTGCCACAACGTAAATATTGCCATGAATATTCCAGACACAATCCAACAAGGCAATGACTATCGTGCTCAACAAGAACCCGAGCGGTCCTTGAAATGCTATGCTCAGGTCTTGGTAGAAGATCCTGACAACGCACCAGCATTTTGCAACTACGGCAATGTCATGCGTGAGCTTGGCCATCCGCAACGTGCCATACCATTTTTGCAACATTCCGTTTTGTTGGATCCCTCTAATATCACTGCTCAATTCAACCTGGCAGTGGCGTATCTATTGGCAGGAGATTACCAGCGCGGTTGGGCGCAATACGAATCACGTTGGAGGTTTGAACATCTTGCCGGCACTGAACCAAAGTACGTTCAACCTCGCTGGCGCGGAGAAGATATTCGAGACAAGACTATACTTGTGGTAGGTGAACAAGGACATGGGGACTGTATTCAGTTTTCAAGATTTATTTTCAACTTGCATGCCATGGGTGCTCGAGTCAAACTGCAAGTCACCGACGGCTTGATTCCATTGTTGGGTGCCAGCAACATTATTCAACAAGTGGGCAGATATAATGAAGACATGGGCGAGTTTGATTACTGGATTCCCATTATGAGTATCCCAGGCATACTAGGTATAACACTTGATAACATTCCCAAAATTCAAAGTTATCTCACTGCACACCCGGCCTTGTTCAAGGCTTGGCAAGAACGTCTGGGTCCAAAAACTCGCATGCGTGTGGGTGTCAGCTGGAGTGGCCGCACAGATTCCTGGATCCATCAACACAAGAGTGTGCCTTTTCCCATCATACTTGACATGATTCGATCCAATCCTCAATATGAGTGGGTCAATTTACAAGTTGATGTTGATGACCAACAAGCTGCTGATTTGACTGCGGCTGGCGTGACTGCTTATCCCAACAGTATCAGCAGCTTTGCTGACACTGCTGCTTTGCTCATGCACATGGATGTTGTGATTTCAGTTGACACTGCTGTGAGTCACTTGGCTGGCGCCTTGGGTCGACCAACATGGATCATGCTTAATCAATATGGTCAAGATTGGCGTTGGCTGCTGAACCGAGACGACAGTCCTTGGTATCCCACTGCTAGACTGTTCCGTCAACCTGCCATGGGAGATTGGCCCAGCGTTGTTAAAAAAGTCAGCCAATATCTCTCGTGGTTCAAGGTATAATATAGTACAATACACATGTATCCAATATAAGATATAATAGCAAGGTCGTTAAACTATATTACTCAATCCGCGCCACTCTTGAACTGACCTGTCAGGATGTGCGGATTTTTTACGGCCAATTTAGGTGTAGTAAACAATTTCACCAGTTGTGGGATTGTATGCCATTTGGTAGAAGCCTGCAGGTAACCCGCTGGATCCACCGTTGCGCACAGGTTTCACTGTGAATGTGTTGGCTGTGGTTTGATTTAGAGCAGCACCTGTGGCATTCATGATGATTGAATTGTTGCCTTGCGCAGTTTGCCCAGCGTATGCACCAATGGCCACTGCGTTGATGCCTTGTGTGACCTGTCCAGCATATAATCCATGAGCAACTGCTTGTGTGCCTTGGCCATTTTCGCCTGCACCGTGCCCGATGGCCACTGCATCATCATTTTGCAAGGCAACACCGCCACCGGCATTTTGTCCAATTGCCACTGCTGTTGATCCTTGGGTGGCGCCAGCATTTTGTCCAATTGCAACACTTTGATTACCTTGATTGGTCAAACCAGCACCTTGGCCAATGGCCACAGAACTTATGCCTTGACCAGTATAACCAGCACCGTTACCAATGGCCACTGCTGAGACGCTTTGTACTTCGTTGCCAGCATATTGACCTATGGCCACAGCGTCAGTGCCTTGTGTGGTTTGGCCACTACTGAGTCCAATGGCCACTGATCGAGCACCTTGCAAAGTTGTTGCAGTAAATGCACCAATAGCCACGCCGTACTGGCCTTGAGCATCAAATCCAGTTGAGACACCAATGGCCACAGCACTCGAGCCTTGGGTGGTGTTGGCCCCGGCATTTTGTCCAATTGCAATTGCTGCTGAATTTTGGCCTCCCGCACCGGCTGCCTCACCCAGGGCTATGGCAGCATTGGCCTGACCGTCAAACCCAGCATTTTGGCCCAGGGCTATTTCTGTAGGACCTGCGGCACCATCTTTGTTGTTTAACAGTGCCCAGGTTGTTGCTCCACCAGGTGTGGCCACTGCTGTGAGATCGCCAAGTGCGTTGCCCACATACACAATGCTTGTGGTCTGATCCACCACAAGTTCGCCTGGTCTAGCATTTCCGTCGTATTCGGCCAATGTTACTTGGGCATTGTCCTTCATTGCGGCACGTGAAATGCCGGTGATGTTGTCGTATGGTGGAGGTGGATTTGCCATACTTTACTTATGATACTGCTGTCAATAAAAAACCCGCCGAAGCGGGTTTTTGTTTGGGTACAATCTCTGATTAGGAGAAAGACAAGTTGGAAACAGCAATCTCACCCACATAGTCACCAGCGTTACCGAAGCTGCTAGCGGTGTTGGTAAGTTCAATGTAGCCATAACGTGTCATGAAGCTCACGACTGGTTCGAATGTTGTTGGGTCAAGAACAACACCGCTGCTCATCAAAGGAATGTATGGGCAGTAGAATGCAGGAGCGTCAGCTTCGCTGGAGCCCTTGTATCCAACCAGCACAGGAGTTGTGTCGCTGGCATAGCTGTCAACGAACACACGCATTGCGCCGTTCAATGTACCAACAAACTTGGTGTTGGTAGGTGCTTCGAAAGTACCTTCTGTGGTACGAGCAAAAGCAGAAGTAGTAGCAGACTGCAGAACAGTCAGAGCAGCTGAAGAAACAACAGCGTAGTTACCAGCGCCACGACGTGTACGTTGGGCGATCAGGTTAGCAACACGGTTGATCAACACAGCCAGAGCAGCGTGTTCGTCACCAACGAATGTAGCAGTACCAGAAACGGTAGCTTGGTTGTATGTGAACTCAGTAGCAGCCAAAGAACGCAAGCTGAGAAGGATTTCTTGGTCAATCTCAGCGGTAATTTCTTGAGCCAGAGCAGCCATGATTTCTGCTTCTACGTCAATACCGTGCATGGCTTGAGCGTCTTGTGCAGATTCAAATGTCCAACGAGCTTGCAACTTACGTGTGCGAGCTTCAACGGCCTGCTTCAGGATTTGCACAGAAATTTGCTTACCGCCTGTACCTTCCATGGTAGCTGTGTTACCACCGGTATAACCAGTAGCTGTAGCTGTACCTTGGGGAACAGTAGAATAAGCCTGTGCAATTGTGAATGGGCTCAATGCTTCAGTACCAGCTGTGACGCTTGTAGCGGCAGCAGATTGGTCTGTCAAGCTCTGGGCGTAACGAACACGCAGAGTGTGAATTTGACCAACTGGACCAGTCATGGGCTGCACGCCAACCAACTCGTTAGCAATAACGGTGGGCATAACACGACGGATAACTGGCAGAATCACACGGTTAAGTGTGGCAATGTTGCCAGATGCTGTGGAACCAGCTGTTGCGTTTTCTTTCAAATACTTGCGTGTATTCTCTAGGATAACGCCCATGCTGTTGCGCTTGGAGCCGTTCAGACCTTCAAGCAGTGCTTCTTTGGTCTCGCCCCAGCGGCTTTCTAATAGTTCTTGTGACATTTAAGTCTCCTATAAAAAATTTTATAACCCTGCCAGGCGCTTGAGGTCAATAACGTTGCTCTTAACATCGCGATCTTCCTGTTGACCACTTGGAACAGTTTTATCCCCAGTTGCGACAGAAACGTTTTCTGTGATCACTTTAGAGGCTTTCACAGAGCGGTCTTCCAACACGGCTGGTAGATACTTTTCAAAAGCGTTTTTCAAACGAGTA